CGCGCAAAAAATAGAAATAATTTTTATGAGACAGTACATTCATAATGCCACAGCCACGGTCTGATTCAGAAAAAAGCATTGACTATTGGGAAGTCAAAGCAAGACGTGAATTTATCTTAGCAGAGCGCGACCAGCTTGAACTTGATATTGTGCGGCGTAATGTCGTTGTCAGAAATGAGGTTCACAAAGCGGCGTTTGAAGCGTCCAGAAAATTACGCGATAGATTACATTCGATTTGTAAGCAATCATCCCCTGTCATTATCGGACTGGAAACACCATTACAGATTGAGCAACATTTGCGCGATGAAATTGATTTGGCTTTAGAGGACTTTATCCAGAATTGCGTTTAATTGCACAGATTGCTAAAACCGTTCCGATTCATGACCATGATGGGGAAGGCACTTTTTTAAAAGCAATCTCTGAGGGATTAATGCCTGATCCTTCATTACCGCTTGATGAATGGGCAGAGTCTTATATGATAATTCCCCGTTCTACGGGTGCGGCAGAATATGGAAAATACCGTGTTGAGCGTACGCCACATGCAAGGCTGATTATGCAAGCCCTATCAAATCGCCATACATCGAGGCGCGTTGTTTTAATGGCCGCATCACAGATGCTTAAAACTCAAGTTGCGCTTAATTGGTTATGTTATGTAATACACCAACACCCATCAAATTTTCTCATGTTAATGCCGACAGGCAAGTTACATAAAAGAATTGCTCAACGGGTTGACAGAGTATTCGAGGCGGTCAATGTCGTAAAAGAACGGGTATCGCCACCAGGTAGTCGCTTAGCTACCAATTCACAAGATATTAAAGTTTTCCAGGGTGGTACGTTATATATTGCGACTGCTGGAAGTGCTGCTAATCTCTCAGAAGTTCCCGCCAAATATGTCAGCTTTGACGAAATAGACAGGGCAGAATTATCGGTTGATGGTGAGGGTGATCCGGTAAAGCTGGCAGAGTCCAGGCAAACTACATTTTCAGAGTCCGCAAAATCATATTATTACTCAAGCCCAACAATCAAGGGCGAAAGTAGAATTGAATTATTGTATGAATCCGGTACGCAACGCGAGGCGCTTGCGGAATGTATTCATTGTGGGCATGCGCAACCGTTAAAGTTTGAATACCTCACAGACAAGGCAGAATACCCATGTATTGAATGTGGTGGCTTGCATGTTGAATCAGACAAGGCGCGCATGTTCAAGAATGGATTATGGTCTGAACCTAAGCAGGAATCAAAAACTGAAAGTTTTCACATATCCGCATTATATCAACCATACGGCTGGTTATCATGGGCTGAACTTGTAACAGAATACTACCAAGCAAAAGACGTGCTTGACAGCGGTTCAGACGAGCAAATGACGGTGTTTTACAATACAAGGCTAGGGTTATCCTGGGAACGCCAAAAAGAGCAGACAAAGGCCGCAGAATTAATCAACAGGGCAGAAGGTTATAAGCTTGGCATTGTGCCTGATGGCGCATTGATTTTAACTGCTTCGGTTGATACGCAGGATGATCGTTTTGAGTTCTGTTGCATTGCATGGGGTGAAGGCATGGAATGTTGGATTATTGATTACAAGATAATACATGGTGATCCATCCTTAGACGAAACGAAAGCGGATTTATTGAACACGTTAAGGCAAAAGTACCCGCATGCTTCAGGTGAATATGTTTTGCCGATAAACACCAAGTTTATTGACTCAGGCGGCCACCATACGCAAGAGATTTATGATTTTACTATGCGTTTATCTAATGAACGTGTCTATGCGATTAAAGGCCATTCCAGGCGATATGCTTCTATTATCCCTGCTAAACCTTCCCCGGTTCATTACACAAACAAAGGGACGAATGTCAGGACAACCGCCAAAGTATGGTCATTGGGGACAGATACAGCCAAAGATTTGATATTCAACAGACTTAAAAAATCCAGGGGACCGGGAACAATACATTTCAGCAAATATTTACCTGAATCATTTTTTAAAGGTGTCGCTGAGTCAGAACATAGAATTACAAAAATAGAAAAAGGCCGAAAGGTTAGCGCATGGCAACCAAACAGAAAGGTAGCGAATGAACCGCTTGATTTGCTTGTCTATAACGTTGCAGCAGCTTACAAGATAGGATTGCACAGGTTTTCTACTGCACATTGGTTATCACTTAAAGGACAGAAGAAAGAAACTGTTAAACCAGAAACCAAACAGGAAACACAAGTGAATAAAAGGGAATCACGGGGCAAGTCTTTAATGCGTAACATGCGAGGGCGTTTAAATGGACGTAATAGATAGATTCAGCGAAATCATTTGTGAATGCGGTATAGAGCGAGAAAAAGCAGAAAAGATAGCGGACAGGATGCGCCACGAATACGCAGGGGAAAGGGTCTATATTCCTGTAATTTCTGGAAATGAAAAGCAAAAAATGATAAATGATCTATTAATGACTGGAAATCACAAGAAAGTAGCGAAAAAATACAGAGTTTCGTTAAGCACTACTTACAGGATTATGCGAAGAATAAGGAATTATCGGAAATGAGCTTTACTACTGCAAACCTTGATGCAATTGAATCGGCAATTGCAAGCGGTGAGTTAACCGTGTCATTCAATGATAGAACCGTGACATATCGTTCGATAAATGATCTGATTAAGGCGCGAAATACAATAAAAGCGCAATTGAGAGAAGATGGCGCGATTCCCGCTAAATCACGCAGATTTTCCGTAATTAGCAGAAAAATGGACTAAATATGCCAATAATTGACGATGTTTTAGGGTTTTTTAGCCCAACAGCCAAACTTAACAGAATGCGAGCGCGGCGCGCTTTGGAAATCATGTCTAAGCGTGGATATGACGGCGCAAGAATGGGGCGCAGGACAAGTGGATGGATTACGCCAAGCACGTCAGCAAATGCAGAGATAGCGCCAAGTCTAGCAAAGTTGCGTGATAGATCGCGTGATTTAGTCCGTAATAACCCCTATGCGGCCAAAGCATTACGTGTTCTTGTATCGAACAGTATCGGCACAGGTATCGTTCCAAGTCTAAAAAGCAAGAGTCTCAATCAATTATGGGAAGTATGGACGGACGAATGTGACATAGAAAATCAATTAGATTTCTATGGAATGCAACGTTTAGCAGGTCGTGCCGTTTTTGAATCTGGTGAATGTATTGTACGGTTCATTGTTACGAATGACGATAGTTCAGTTCCGTTAAAATTGCAGGTATTGGAACCTGATTATCTTGATTCATCAAAAAGTGAGGTTTTGAGGGGCGGTGGATATATTCAACATGGCATTGAATATAATTCAACAGGGCAACGTGTAGCTTATTGGTTGCACAAAGAACACCCAGGCGACAGAGCGCCGATTATGAAAGGTTTTGACTCTTTTCGTGTTCCGGCTAGTGACATTCTTCACATCTATGAAAAGTTGCGGCCAGGTCAATCAAGAGGCGTTCCGATTTTTGCGCCGTCTATGATTACACAAAACGATTTGGACGAATACGAAGAAGCAACGCTGGTTCGTAAAGCTTCAGAAGCTTGTATCACGGCTTTTGTCGAGTCAGACGATGACGGCAGCGCATTGGGGACCGTATCAACAGAAAGCGGAACAAACCGGAAAATTGAGGAACTTGCACCAGGAACTATAGAATATTTAGGACTTGGTGAGCGTGTCACTTTCAACAATCCGCCAGCATCTACAGGATATGCCGATTACGTCAACACAAGGCTACATGCGATAGCGGCAGGGATTGGCATTACATATGAACAAATGACAGGGGACTTGTCGCAGGTCAATTATTCTTCGATTCGTGCTGGTACGTTAGATTTTCGGCGTGAAGTTGAGCAGTTCCAATGGTTGACATTCATTCCTATGTTTTGTCGTCAAGTCATGAAAAAATGGCTTCAAGTTGCATCAGTCTCAAACGGTTCGCGGCGTGATATACAAGTTTTCTGGACTACGCCCAAATGGGATTGGGTTGACCCTGTTAAAGATGTTCAAGGGGAAGAAAACGAGTTAAGACTGAATCTTAAGTCATGGTCTAAAACTGTCAGAGAACGTGGTTTGAATCCTGATGAATTAATCAATGAGATTAAAAAGGATCGTGAAGCATTTGAACAGGCTGGTATCAAATATCCGTTAGGTAATGAACAAGAAACAGAACCAGAACCGGAAACAGAGAATAACGCAACAACCTAATTATTATCTTTTTTGCTGTTTTTGTTAACGGCAATGTCATTAAATAAGATCAAGATTTTATATGTCTTGATCTTATGTCAAAAGAAAAACTAGCTGTTAGAAGTTTTGATTTATCCATCACTAAACGGATGGATGAAGGCGACAGCGAAAAATCCAACGAAAATTTAGTTTTAGATTTCCCTTTCTCTTCTGAGGAACCATACCTCAGATCATCATTCTTTGATGAACCTTGGATTGAAGTATTAGGGCATCGTGAAAGCGAGGTTGATTTGTCTCGTTTGAATGGTGGTGCCCCCGTATTGCTTAATCATGGGTTATCAAAAACCGCAGACGCGCCAATGTTATCTATTGGCAAAACTACTAGAGCATGGGTTGAAAACGGGCGCGGCCATGTTGAAGTAAAACTTTCACGGCGCGACGACATGAAACCTATTTTGCAAGATTTGCAAGATGGGCTAATCCAAAATGTAAGCGTTGGTTACAAGATCATAGAACGTCAGATTACAAAAGAAAACAGCAATAGCCCGGATGAATTCAGGGTAACTAAATGGCTACCTATGGAAGTGACACTGGCGGATATTCCGGCAGATGCAACGGTTGGCATTGGCAGATCAATAAATAGTGAGGATGTAGAAATGGCAAATGAAGAAGTGACAAAAGAAAGCCAGGCAGGTGAAAAAGATCTGTCAGCGCGAAGCATTGAACCAGTTAAACAAGAACCAGCTATTGATGCTGCTAAATTGCAAGACGAAGCAATCAAAGCAGAGCGTAAACGCATGGTTGAGATTAAAAATATTGTCCGGTCTGTATCTCTTGATGATGCTGTTGCCGACGACCTGGTGGAACGTGGCGTTAGTATCGACGATGCGCGTAAAGAAGTTTTAAGCAAGCTTGCAGAGCGCAGCAAATCACATGATATTTCAAGCAAATCTAATATTGAAACTATTCAAGACGAGACCGAAACACGGCGCGAAATGATGACTGCCGCATTGATTCATCGTACAAATCCAAGCGCAGAATTACCGGACGGCGCAAGACAATACGCTGG